AGTTTAAGAAAACTAACCAAGGAAAGAAATCCGCCAAGTGGATTGACAGACGAGTCAAGAATTTCATAGAGTACAATCTCGGTAAAATGAGTGCGAAAACGTCCGCTAGATATGTCAGACACGGTTGCTTTGTCAAATTCGAGTCTAACATCAAAAGGAAGGACGGCAAACTTTTCGTCAGGCCGAGATTGATCATGACAATGAGTGAGTTCATGCAGTTCAGTCTTTGCTACTTGTCTGAGATTTCTGATGTATGGTACGACGGACCAATAGAGTGTTTTCAAGTAAAACATATGAACCCATCGGCGATGATTTCAAAGATCAGAGAAGCTCAAGACCGTTTGCATTGTGTCACAGATTATTCTGCTTTCGAGTCATCTATCAACTCTGACATACGAGAAATAGAAATGTATGTCGTGAGGAGATTATGCTCCAGAGCAGGATACGTATACACTTTGCGTATGTTGAATAAACTCAACATTGACTTGAAGCGGACGTTGCGGACCAAAGGTCTGTCTTTCGTCATAGAATCCAGATGCTCTGGTGATTATTGGACATCCATGGGTAATGGCATTGTTTCCATTTGCTTGATGAAATATTGTCACTCGAGGGGCGAGTTAAGTGGCGAGGTTTTCTCCATGCTTGCGGAGGGAGATGACGGCTTAGTGCCGCTGTCCACCCCTGACGTCAACATACTGAATAGCCTTGGTTTCAAGTTTTCGTCTGAGACATCGGGCACTAGGCCTGGTGACACAGATTTTCTGCGTAGTCTTTGGGACCACCGGAGGTGGTTGAACATTGGCCGCGTTTTGTCTAGGATCTTTTGGGTGAAGAAGGGCATTCATCTTCGCAAGTCCAAGCAGAAGTTTTTGCTTAGGACGATGGCGTTGAGCCTTCATTACCTTAGTCCCGGACACCCCGTATTGTGGGCGGTAGTCAAACGGATTGAACAGGAGACAAGAGGAATGAATTGCTTTAAGAGCGCCTCTTTGTACTTGGACAATTGGAAAGACTGGGATTTGTCTGGCAGGTTTCCTGATATTACTGTTGACGAATCCATGAGAGCGAGAGTTGCAGAGGGAGCAGATGGCTTCCCTCCTTTACCTATACTAATTCAGAAGATCCTTGAGCGGAAGATACTGTCTGGAGATTACAGCTTCAGAGGTTTACTCAATGATTATGGGGATTATAAGGACCATGTTGACTCGTCTAGAGGCGAGTTGCTGAATTTTGACCAATCAGGGATGGAACGAATTCACACTGTTTTGCATCTGCCTTACAAAGCGGATGATCTCAGCACGTACAGAGAACAGGGTATGCTGAGAACGCCAAGCCAGTGGCGTAAAAGGCTCCAAACACTTAACGGTGATTGT